AACAATAGATGATACGATTGTATCAGAAGCCTTGCTTGAGAGATATATACAGGGTCCAAGAAATGAGCTTAGATCAAATGGCTTTATAAGAGGTTTTGAAATATCTGGACTGACAGTTTCATCTGGTGTTGCAACTTTTAATATCAATGCTGGCATTGCTATAATAAATGGAATAAGAATTGAGTTTTTAGGAAAAGAAGGTGTTACATTTGATTATTCTTCCGGATCTACCGATAGCTTTTATATAGCAATAGATAATAGCGGGTGCATAAAGATATCAAATGAAGTTGATAAAACAGGTGGCACCAACTATGTGTCACCGCTTTCTGTTGAAACCAATCTTCATATTGCCTATTATAACTCTAACGATTCAGAATTATATGATCTAAGATTTTTTATAGATAGAGTTGATTATACACTTTTAAATCAACTTATAGTTTCTCCGGAAAAACATTTTGGGCATTTTAGCGATTTATATAGTGCCGTTAAGTATTGCGAGATTTTCTCAAAAATATTTAAAAATCAAAAGAAGCCAAAGATTATTTTGGCGCCCGGCATTCATGAAGTAAACCAAAAAATCACTATTGATTTTGATTTGGAAATAGAGGGAGCCGGCCCAGAAAGCATAGTTCAAAGAGGGCCTGACTATACAATTAGTGCAAACAGAACTCTTTTTCAAATCGGCAATGAATTTGGAAAAAATAATTTTATATATGGCGTAAAGCTATCAAACTTTACTTACGAAGGATCTGACGGAGATAGCTCATCTTCTGGTGGTTCTCCGACAATAGTTATCAGCCATAATCTAGCCAACTTAAATAATTCTGAAATTGCAGCGTTCTTTATTGATAATGTAAGATTCTCGACGCCAAGTTATGGTCCAGGGCTTGGAAACAATTGGGTTGAACTAATCTCAATTGGAACGCCCGGCAATACTGGCCTATTAAATCCTATATTTCAAAATGTATCCATAACAAATTGTTACTTTAAAAATTTCGGGTCGTATATTCCGGCCTCCGTCCTGCATGGTGCTGTTTGGTGCGTTAACACTGATCCTTCAGCTCAATATAAAAACATTATAGTTTCGAATTGCATTAGAGATTTAACTACATTTGACACCTTCACATATATCCCAAACTTTCTATACGTCCCTTCCATTCTTGCGACTTCTGTAATGGAGGTAAATAATGTCTCAATCGAATAATAGAGAAAAGTCTGCAATAGATGCCATTTATGATATGGAAAAAAAGCTAACAGATTTAGAAAAGAAAATTAAGGCAAGCGAGGGAAAACTTGATCTGCTTTTAGCCAAAGTAGATAAGCTTGGTAAGCAAGCCCCTGTTGTTAAGATAGATAGTACTCCAGCTCCGGTTAGTCAACAAAAAGTTGGAAAATTAGTTCTTGGGGCGGTAAAAGTATTTGGATATATTGTTAATAAGTCCAAAATGCCACTCGTTGCAGTTCAGGTAAAGATATATGATGAAAAAAATGAACTAATAAAAGACATAAAAACAAATGACGATGGCTACTGGGAGGTTAGATTACCTGCGGGCAGATACGGCGTAGAATATCTGCACAAAAACTTTAAGCCTCTTAATAAGGTAATAGAGTTTGGAAAAGAATCCAAAACTTATGAAGTAAGGTAATCATGTTCGTTATAAGATTTTATGATAAGCATTTTAAAGAAAATGCGGTCTTAAATAAAACTATAGGCAAGCTATCATCGCTTGTTAAAAGCAAAAGAAAATCTAAAACAAAAATAATAAAAGATTCAAATTGCGTAGAGATTATTTCTGGTAATTTAAATGCGTCTAATATAGATAATGAAGTTGTAGTTGAGCTTACTGTAAAAAAGATATTAAGAATATCTGAGGAGCAACTAAAATCAAAAAGTGAGTTGGATCGTTTTATAAAAGAAATAGAAAACTTTTGTAATCAAGCATCTGAAATTGAAGATGTAAAATATTTGCCGCTAAACTTTAGAGATAAAGAAAACAGGCTAAAATAAGCAGGATATAAAATGATAGATCAGCAAAATCTAGCAGGAACAGGGCTAAATGGTGACCACATTGTTTACTCTAGCTTTTTCGCTGATAATTATGTTGTTCAACAAACTGCTATCGTCCATCCAAAGGCCCTGCTTATAGATGGATTAAGAAAAATATTCCAAAATGATTCTGTATTTACATACAGAGATGATGAATATGGTTATCCGCTTACACCAGATCTAACAGGTCTCGATGTTGATTCGGAATTAACTACAAAGATTCTCATATCAGATACCTTTAGATATGAGGTTAAGTTTTTCCCGGCTATTTTAATTAAGTCAAATGGCGGGTCCTATAAGCCTATCTCATTCAATCAGAATATGACATATAAATACAGAACTGATGTTATTGAGAATGAGTATGGTGCAAGAAAAGTTATTAGCACACCGACCCATCGAGTTTATACGGGGCGGTGGGAGCTTAGGTTTGATGTTCAGATATATTCGGAAAGCCAGGCTGAGCTGCAAGAGCTTACCGATATTGTATCGCTTGCTTTACAATATTCACTTTGGAATGAGCTTAGGGCAAATGGATTATTTATAAGCAATCTATCAATTGGTGGAGAATCTGCTGAATCATATGCTAATGATTATGTATATAATACGGCAATATCACTTACAACTTTATCTGAGTGGAGAGTGGAAGTCCCTATAGAAAATATCGTTGAAAAAATAGCTTTTACACTCGAACCAACATGGCACCCAATACCTGGAATTAAAACCAATGGCGACTCGTTATCGAGAAGGTTTAGTGAAATAGTTGATTTAACGGAAATTTAAAATGAAACTACTAATAATAAACAATTTGATGTCATATACTATATGCGGAGGATTTTAAATGGCTAACATACCTGGAGTATCAGGATTCATACAGCCCGGAGCTTTTGCCAGAGATAGGGTTATCTCCAGGGGCGTATCTATTCCTGGTGGAATTAGAATAGTTTGCGTAATGGGCGAAGGCCTAAGGGAAGAGACTGTCATAGAGTCTGCCGCAGGCTCTGGTCAGGATGGAAGCGCTGATTGCAGTCCTACCGGAAGCGCTGATGGAAGATTTTTTAGACTCCAAAATTGGCCAGTCGTAAGCGGAAGAACCGAGCTTAGGCTAAATGGTACTCTTCTTTTCGGAAAGGAAGAAGACATAGATGCTAGCGGCGTTTCTACCCCCTTCGATTTCAGGCTTGACCCAACAACTGGCTGTATCGAGCTTAGGGGTGCATCAATTGGAGATCAAGACGGAAAAGGATATTCTGCCTCTTCATCAAATATAGGAAATGGAATTATTGTTGAAAACGATCTTTGTGATCCATTCATTACTCTTGATATCTTGGATGACTCCGCTCCAAGTGAGAGATGGACCATAAAGTGCGTCTCGGTTGTAAGAGACTCGAATGGTGATCCAATTCCTGGGCTATCTACATTCACCGCAACCGGATCAATCTCTGGCCAAATCTACGATGACTCTGGCGCTCCAATAACATTTACTAGCGGTTACTTTACCAGTAGCGCTGGTGCTGTATCAGGAAACGTATCAGAGTGCGATGATGGATTCACCGTTGCATATGGTGATAATTCCGGAATGGCCTTCCCGAAGGGCGTGGTCAGAATGAGGGATGGAGATACCTCTCTGGATACCTCAAATACATTCGTTGTGCCTGGAGCGGACCTTGTATCGCAGGGCCAGGCTCTCCCTGGAGACTTCCTGTGTCTCGATGGTTATGCTGGTCACGAAATCGAGTCAATTGAGTATGATGGCACGCTTAATGAGACAACGATTACGGTTATATCTGATAGCCTAGGTCCCGCAGACCCGGCGTGGGGAGAGGAGCCTGATGATGAGTTAGACTGGGCCATTAAGGCAACAAATATCCTTATTGACGACGATTCTGTTGTCCATGATGAGCTAACTGGTGAACCTCTTACGCAAGGAAACTTTACAGCAGGGGATATCGGAAAAACCGTTCTTATTTGCCCGGGCGCAAACTTCGGCGGCGGCAGATTTGTTATTACCGATGTAACATCCACTCGGCGTGTAAGACTTGTTTCTCTAGAGGATGAAACAGCATCATTTGATGACATTGAGGGGGTCGGCGCTACTGGTCTTGCGGATACAGGCTTGACATTCCACCTGCTTCAGAACAACGGTCTACTTCTTCTCGGTATCGAGGAGGGCGGAACACCGTTTGAGGTGGGGGACAAGTTCTTTGTCGATGTAAGCTCTAGGGCGCTTGCTCAGGGCGATAACTTAGTGGCCAAGTATATTTATGAATTAGATCTTAATGATCCTCAGTTCTTCACTGAGGCAAATGATCTGTTTACCAAGCACGGCGCCGTAACCGAAACAAATACGTTGTCCCTTGGCGCTCAGTTAGCTCTTGAGAACGGCGCTCCTGGTGTGTTAGCCGTTCAGTGTAAGCCGCCTGTTCCACGCAGAACCTCAGCAACCCTTCTTGAGGAAAGAGATTCTCTTGGAAATGGAGGCTTCTCCTCCTGCTATGATTCAGGAACAAGCTCTGCTGATGCATGTGGCGTTGATGACCTTAGGTTTGTTATCCCAAGGCCGATTGAGGGGCTTAGGAATGGTAGGCCTGATGCCGATTCAAGAGTAAATATATTTGTTATAAGAGATGGCAAAGAGACTCAGGTTTTCCCAAATAAAGTTGGATTCTATAACTCTCAGCTAGAGACAGATATTCAGCAGGGACAGTGGATTGGAAGCTCTGATAACGCCTTCTCATATACTATTGTTAACTCTGAGCTAGATATTGTTGCTAATGGTGTAGACGGAACACTAGACGCAACTGCTGGCCAGGAATTCTTCTCTACTCCTGAGATAGACTTTGATGGAGCAAATGCTGGAAACGTAATTGTTATAACTAGCATGGAGGACTCCTCCGGAACAGTATACACCTCTGTTGAAGAGATATCTGAGCAGCTTTTCGGTGTTGTTCTCGGAACACCATCAGTCGAGCTTCTCATAGACTCAGTTCAAGATGATTCGCTTGTTTATGTATCTGCTGAAAATGGCGATCCACTAAACCTTCAGAGCACATACACTGACGTGCAATTCTTCATAAAAGATCCTGCTAATTCTAATGCTGATGATGCCTCCCTGCTCCTTCACAAAGATCTTGTTTCAAGCGGAGTAATTAGGGAGGGCGATGGACTTAGAATTTCTTATGTTGATGAAAATGACGCAGACTTCTTTGATACAAACTGGTTTGAGGCACTAGAGGCTTTGGAGGCTGCCGAAGCGCAGATCGTTGTTCCGTTGCCAAGCCAGGCTATGTCCTCTATCTTTAGAGCAACTGTTAACCACTGCGAGAATATGAGTTCAATTATAAATAGGAAAGAAAGAGTAGCATTTATTGGCGCTCAAATGGGGGTTACGCCCGCTGCAATTATCGGTACCGAAGAAGTTGCCGTTGAAGATATTGGGGTGATTGAAGGCATCCAGGGAGATGATCCAGAGGAAGTTCTGGCCGGCAATACCGAGGACCTTGTCAACTTTAAATTGAGCGATAACTACACTAGCAACAGGTGCGTCTACTTCTATCCAGATGAGATTGTTAGAAGTATTAATGGAACAAATGTTGCTTTGCACGGCTTCTTTGCAGCCGCTGCAGCCGCCGGATATCTATCGGCCAGACAAAACGTAGCAATACCTTTGACTAACAAGACTTTATCTGGGTTCTCCCTAACTAGAGACAAGGTTTACAGGCCAATAACCCAGAACCAGATCGGTGCGGTCGGAGCGACTCTCCTACAGCCAGTTTCTGGCGGAGCAAGGGTTCTTGCCGGAAGAACAACAAGTCAATCCGGTTTCGTTGAGGATGAGGAGATTTCAATAATCTTTATTAGAGACTTCGTTAAGAAAACTTTAAGAAACTCTCTCGCAGGATTTATTGGAGGGGTTCAGAATCCCGATACAAACTTGCTTATCTCTAATAGAACAAAGTCTATTATGTCAGGATTAGTTGGTCAAGGATTAGTAACTTTCTTTGACAATATTAAGGTTGAGCAGGATAAGGTTGATCCAAGGCAAATTAATGTCTTCTTAAGATTTACTCCAGCTTATCCGATTAATTACATATTTATCGATATAGAAGTTGGAATTATATAATATAGGAGAATATAATGGCTGAGTATCCAAATACAGGAACTATTTTTGACAATCCAGATAATGGAAGTAAGACCAGAACGGCTCTTTCTACCCAGATTGTTGTCTATGTAGAGGGTGAGCCAGTAGGCGCCATACAAACATTCCAAGAGTCACAGTCACGCGCAATAAAACAGATTTCAGAAGTTGGCACGGATGGTATAATTGAGAATGTTCCACAGTCGCCAGCCAAGGTAACCCTTACTATTAACAGAATTGTTTTTGATGGCTTATCGCTGCCAGAGGCCTTCTCTAGAGGATTTAGAAATATTCACGCACAAAGAATTCCTTTTGATATAGTTGTTATAGATAAATTTACCGGAGATGGTGATAACGCAGTTGTAACAACTTACCATAATTGTTTCTTTTCTCAGCTAGGAAAAAACTATCAGGTTTCAGACTATACCATTCAGGAGAATGCAACAGTCATGCCGGAATTTATTTCAACCACTAGAGCTGGCGGACCTGTTGCTGATAGCCAGGGTGTTAACGGTGGCAGAGAGATTCCTGGCAGACAAGTTGACTCTGTTGAGCAATCTGCTGACACAGGAACTAGGCGCGGCCCGCTTGATTTTGCTGGACTAATTTCTGCTGCATATGGCAGCTAAATTTAGTATAAATAATTAATTAAAGCATCATACATTTGTATGATGCTTTTTCTTTATGCGGTATAATAACTTAAAATGGAGAAGAAATGCCAAAAGTTAAAGCAAGTTTATCTGAAAATAATAGAATGGAAGAAATGAAAAGTTTATTAGAAGATACCGGTAGCACAAAAGAAGAATCTACTGAAAATAATGAAAACTATATAGCTGATTTAAAAAATCTTATATTATTAGGCAGACTTGTTCATACTTTCAAAATAAATGGATTTGAGTTTGAAATAGCCACTTTATCTGTAAATGAGCAATCGGATGTAATGAGACATCTTATGAAGCAAGAGGATATGGAAAGAGTTCTTAACTCAAAATCTATAGCTCTTGCCTATTGCATCAAAAAGATAAACTCCGTTCCACTCTCTGATTTATCAGCAGAACATGAAGGGGATGACGTTTATGAGAAAAACGTATCATTCATACTAAATATGCAGGCTCTATTAGTTGATAAAATATTCTCAGAATATGAAGAGTTAACGAAAAGAGCCTCAGAAAAGGTAGGCTTTGAAGCTGTAAAAAAATAGCAGCGGAGCCATACCAAAGGCTCCGCTGGAAATTGTGCAAAATTTGGGGATGCACAGTTGATGATCCTGTTTTTGAAACAATAACAGAATCTCAGTGGCTTTGGTATGCCAATATGGTAGCTAAAGATGAGCAGGATTCTAATGATCTAACGATAGATTTAATAGAATATCTTGCCTCATACTGGAATGCAGAAGCTGTCCAAAAGGTTAAGCAATCTAGAGAGAAGCCCGAAGATCATGGGTTTGCATCAGATGAAGAATTCGAAGAACAAGTAGTTTCTGGAGCCTTCAAGGAAGATAGTATAGTTCAGGCTATTAGAGACAAGTATAAAAATACTAATTTAGAAAGTAATAATATGAATTCTAATCCTAGAACGAGAAGGCTTCCAAAGGACCTTTCATCTATAAGAGATTTATTTGGGGATGACTAATGGCGTCAGATGATATAACGACAAATGCCGAAAAAGCCGAGGATTCCCTTAGTAAGCTCAAAGGGACTGTTAGCGGAGTTGCCGACGCCGTTAATAAGCTTAATTCACTAGGTTATAGCTCATCGGAATCAGTTGGAGGCATGGTGAATGCTTTCGATGATCTTACCAACTCAGTCAACGCTTTAACGAGCCCTCTGACAGGTGCCGCCGGTCTTTTAAATAACTTTATATCTGGAGCCACCGATGTAGATCTTGGAGGTCTTCTTGATCCGTTAGGTGACGCAATGGATATTATGAGTAAGCTTCCTGATGGCGCCAAAGCTGCATTCGAGGGGATGTCTGAAATATTTGATAAGCCTAGCGAAGAATTAAGAAAATTTGATAAAGAAATGTTTAATGTCGGTAAAAGATTTGGCGACTCAATAGAGGCATCAAAAGAATTTGCCGATTCGTTAAAACTTATACCTGCAAGCGGATTTGGAAGAGAATTACAAATACATCAAGCTGAGCTTTCCAAAGCTTATGCGGCAGCCGGACGCTATAACTTAAGTCAAGAAACATTAAATAAAACAATAACCACATCTATTGGCTCAACAAACTTGCTAACTGCAGCTTATGCTTTTGGGGAATCGGCCGGCATGCAAGCCAGTGAATCAATGGGGCTTTTAAATACAATTGTTAATAGCCAGGGTGTGGCCGTAGAAGAGGTAACTGGTATATTTGGAACTTATGTTGGTGTTGCAAAAGAAGTTGGTATGCAAATAGATGATGTTGCAACCACATTGAATCGGGCAGTTTCTGGATTCTCAAAGCTTGGAGTATCTGCAGACTTCGGCGCACCAATATTGGAAGGATTTGGTCGAGTTGTAAAAGATATGGGGCTAGGCTTAGATGAGGCGAAAGATCTTACACAAAGCTTATCTGGAGCACTAGGTGGTCTTACCGAAAATTATGGTAATGCGTATGTTATGTTTCAAAGGGGCGGATTAGATTTTGGCGCCGGAGGTGGAGTTCTTGGGGCGTCTATTGGTCTTCAGGCAGAGTTTTTAAACGCTGAAAAATCTGGTGATCAAGCTGCAATTGGGTCACAGCTTGTTGGAGCCATGAGAGATACTCTTGAGTCATTTACTGGAGGGAGTATAGTTACTGTATCTGAGGCTGCAGAAAGCCCAGAGTTGCAGACTCAGTTTTATACTCAGCAGCAGTTGCTTATGAATCAATTCGGGATAAGAGATCAGTCTTCTGCGACAAGAACACTTGAGCTTTTATCAGAAATTGATGATGCAACTAGGTCTGGAAATACAGAAAGAAAAGAGGAGCTGGAAAAGCAGCTACAAAATGAGGCAGAGGGAAGAGATAAAACACTAGATGTATATGAGCAAATGAACAGGGAGCTTCAATCTCAAAGTTTGCTTTTAGCGGTTATTGCAAGGCCAAGTCTAGAAAAGATGCACAGCGCTGGTAAACAGCTGGGGGATGCTCTGGTTGTGCCCCAAATTAGAGGAATAGGAGAGGAGGGAAGAAGGCAGTTTAAAGAGCAACAAGATAATCTAAATGATATGATAGACAGCGTAATAAAAACAGCTGGAGGGGGCGCTGGAGCACAGAAAATTATTAATGCTGTAGACCCGGCTTCTGCAATTCAGAGTGCTACAGCAGATAAGCTAGAGAAGGGGACCATGGATGCATTTAGAAGAGAAGTGGGCGAAATATCAGGTGGTTTAAATCCAGAAGATTATAAAGAAGCAATAGTGGAGGCTCTCACTCAGGCTCTCGCAGAAAGTGGCCAGCAAAATGTAAATGTTACCATTGATTTCAGTGACCCAGAGCTGGCAAAAATGATTATGGCATATGCAGATGTTGCGAAACAGGTAGCAGGTTCTTAAGGAGGATAAATGGAAGGAATAGGAAGAGAAACTATAATTTTCTTTTTGCCAAATGATATGGAGGCATTTGTCAGCGATCAAAGCCCCAGCACACTTAGCGATGAGGGTGTTGGCTGGTATAAGACAAGACTTTATATAAATCCTCAGACATTTGTAATAAATGAAAATAAGCTTATAAAATCTGACCAGACTAAGGGCGGGTTCGTAACCCAGTACTGGGGAGAGGATCTTACTAAAATAGACATTTCAGGTACCACTGGATCATCTGGAATACAAGGTATAAATGTTTTAAGATCAATTTATAGACATGAACAAGTTCAGTATAGAAAGCTGCTAGATGACCGTAGAAATAAGCTTGCAGAACAAGCTGCAGAGTTTCAAAGCTTGGGGATAGCAAATGCTGAGGAAAGAAGCTTTGGAACTACAACATTGGACATTTTAACTCTTGGCGCCTATAGCCAAACTGTTGATGGCCTAACCAACGCTATAGATATAATAAAAAATGCTTATGAGGGAGATTCTGAGCTAGAGAGGACTGCCTTTAGATCTTCTCCAACCCTTGCGGCATTAGCAACAAATATTGATATGTATTTTCAAGGAGAGTTTTTCAGGGGGTACTTTACAAGATTTAGTGTTACAGAAAACGCATCGGAGCCTGGTCACTTTACTTATAGCACGAACTTTGTTGTAACAAGAAGAACTGGGCAGCGTAGAAACTTTATGCCATGGCATAGAGAGGCAGTGGATTTAGGCGGGATAGCTCAAATGAGCAAAAGCACAACCGAGGCAAAGGGTGACCCATTAACTGGAGGGGATAATCTTACCTTCCCGATAGGTGGGTATGATGAATCGAGTGTTACTCCCGAAGTTGCAAGGGAACAAGACTTTACCGTAGAAATAAATGATGAGGTATCATTTTTGCAAAATAGGCCAGGTCAGGGTAAAATTTAAGTTTAGTATAAGAGTATAATAATTAATGTCTTATGAATTATCAAATAGAATATATCAAACATGGCAGCAAGCCAAGTCTAATATAATAAATGGTGTTAGTCCTGCTTATTTTGATTTAAATTCACATCCAATAGTGGGGACTGGCGCTTCAGTTTTATTCAATCAGGATTATTCTGTATCTGTAACTCCGGATACAAGAAATCATATTTCTATGTCTCCTGAGGCAACCATACTTATTAAAAAGAAAGCCTTCTCAACACTAAGGGGTTCAAGCGAAATCAAGCTTATGGATAAAACGGAGAAGATGCTTCTCAGGGCAACCAAAGCCCTTTTCGCTTATAAAGTTCAGCAGATTAGAGCCTATGAGAGTTTGACTAAATTTGATAATTTTTTCCAGAAAAACAACTCATATAGTATGTCATTACTTTCTTCTTTTATAAATGAATCTGCAGCAGTTATAAATTCTAATGAGCAACTAAAAACTGATTTGCAAAAAGAGGCTGGAGATCTGTGGGATGACCTCAAAAATATACTTTCTGCATCTAGTTCTGTGGAAAATACTGCTGCTGTTAATGATGATATTTTAGCTATATTAAAAAGAAATGCCTTCTCTGAAGACTCAGGGCTAACAACGTGGATTGTTGATCCAGAAAGCCCAGAGAACTATACACTCGGACCTGGAACAGGAGTTATAGAGCTTACTACATTTACAGGCTTTAGAACATCTGTATCGAAAGATTCGTCTCCTTCATCTGCCAATATAGATATCGCCTATCCATATAGAATAGGAACGGTCCTAGAAGAAGATATTGAAATTGCTATAGAGGAGGCTCTTAAGGGTTCTCTGGGGCTTTTTTCGGAGCTAATGAATGGCGGCATATCCTCGGAGTCTCTAGCAGGCCAAACGGCCTATGTGGATGGCGCATCGATATTATCAGCTGCATTTGAGCTTTCTAATGAAAGTTTCTTCGATACTGCAATAGACACAAATTATGTAAGAGACAGGCTAAGAACATTTTATTTGGGTAAGCCATTTATAAATGCATCTGATATAGTTCATTTTTACATAAGAGGTAATAGAACTTTTACAGATTTTTCTTCTGCTGATTCCACATATTCTGAAGAAACTTCAGAGTCACCATTTGATGAAGAATACATGGAAATAGATGAGGTTATATTAAAGGCAGAGCACCAACTTTATACTAGTGGCGCAATAAGTTATCCAAAATACAAGGAATTAAGAAAACTGCAAGATAATTCATTTGGTATGATTCATGTTTTTGCCGGCCTAGTGACTGATACAATGGAGTCATATGGCGGTGGTTTTTGGAAATTAGGAGTAAACGTTTCTGATAATATGTCTTGGCTGAACTGGAGTAGGTATCAGAGCGAGCCATCCCTGAGTAATCCAAAAAATGTATTGGAAGACCCACTTACGCCATTCGAGTTTGAAAAAGATGAGCAGGGCAAAATAATTAGTTCGAGCAGAGATCTTTTGTATGAAAATAAGGCTTTGCTACAATCTGGTTTATTAAATTATGACTCGGGACTGTTAGCTGGGCAAAATGCAAGCGAAGGAAATCTGATACAAGGACAATATAACGGCCTAGGATCCTTAGATGGCAAAAAGGTTATGCAGCATCCTAGCGGATTTGTTTATAGATGGAAAACCGGAATAGTTACCGCTACAGCAGGGTTTGCCTCAGCAAATGAAACAGATAGCGGCAACCCCGCTAGCCAGTGGGGCCAGCTTTATCAGCCAACCGTAACAAACGGCGTTCTAAACAACCTGGATATACCAAATGTGCTTAGCGTACTTATTGTTGGCCAGCCATATAATATAGAAACGTTTATCGAGCAGGCTTACACTGCCCATAATATAAAAGATAAGTCTGGCGGCCTAGATCAGCGCGATCCCATAACTGGTGTACTTGATTCTATCAGAAAGCAAAATGTATATTATGGAAACTTTCATCCATACAGAATGCTTACAATGAGTTCTGCTTCAACACAGCAGATGCTGAATAATGTTGGAAATAGGGAAATATTAAATAATAATGTAAAAAGTCTGCAAAAAAGAAAGCAGCAAATTAAAAAAAGAATAAATGACTTAAATGATACAAATAACACCTCAACTCCAATAATAAAAAGCCTAGAAGATGAAATTCAAACAATTGATAGGGCGATAGCTGACCAGATAAATAAGGCTGTTGGTTTTGATAATGCACTTACATCTCAAGACAGGGTTGGAATAGAGATAAGCCTTGGCGGATCAGTAAATCTGCCTATTGCTGATACTGAGGAAGAAAATAACGATATTACTCGCGCAATGATGCTGACCGGCGCCCAAAGAAGAATAGAGGATGTTAGACTTAATAGGGATAGAAATTTATTTATAGTCTCTGACCAGTATGATACGGCAGATATAAGGCCCTTTATATTAGGTTTAAATAAGAGCGGATGGCGACTATTTGAAGGAAAGTATTCAACTGTTTATCAGATGTGTAGCGAGGTTACCAAATATCTAAATCTAGAATTTTTCGCCAATTCTCAGGGCCATCTTGAGTTTAGGCCGCCTCTTTGGAATCGAGTTCCGCTAACAATATTAAAAGAAACAATAAAGAAACAAAATTCTGAAAATACAGAAATTATACCAAGCTTTATTACGAATTTATTTAGCACAAGGATAGAAACGCTTTACCTCAATATACATAATGAAAATATAAAAATTGCATTAGCATGCTTGATGCTGGGCAGATATCCTGATAGCACCCTTTTGCCGAACGTTAAGGCCTTTGGAACAGACTCTCTAGCATTTTTTGGAATATCACACAAGAAAGATAAGGGAGAGAGTGATAATGAGCCAGTTGAGTCCGGCGGAAGAGGAGGAGACATTGTCTCGCTTGGCCTAAGGCAAACAAATTTTGAGTTTAAAACAAATAGAGATTTAACAGAAGAAAGAGACAATTTTCTGTCACTGGGCGCCTCTTTTCAGGATAAGGGAGATGTTCTATTTGGCAATACCGAAACGCTTCTCGGAACATTTGATATAATTACACAGGAAAGAGGCTCTTTATTAAATGATCTAGAAAATGTTATATCTTCAAATACAAATAGAAAAAGGAAAAGAAAAGAAAGTGCCGCAAAGTATACTGCTGCTGATTTAAATGCTATAAGAAATTCTTTTAGAAAGCAGTTTGGGAGAGATCCGGCGAATGGCCTGCTTCCATCTAGTAAAAAAGAGTTTACAAATGATGATCTAATTTACCTTGTTAGTGAAAAAAAGAAAGTCGATGCCGCCCTCAATAACGCTGTTGATGTAACAAAAACTTTAGAAAAAGCTATATCAAATAGAGATAGCTATGTTTCTATGCTTCAGGCAAACTTGCTAAAACAAAGAGAGCTTGAAGAAATAAACGAATTTCTATTGACCGGAGAGAATGCAGATTTTGAAGGAACATACAATGGTTCTTCTGCCGCTTTAAATGAAACATTTGATTTTCTAGAAAAAAGTGCAAATGGACTTAGCGCAGCATCTGATATAATAACTGGCAAAATTGCAGAAGGAACAGTTTATGATCATTTGATTGAAGATGATACAAGAAATCTTTTAGGCTATGGTTCTGGCAAAAGATTTATACTAAAGGATGAATATATAAAGACTGCGAGCTTTTCTGAAAAACCTCCAGAGTTTACAAGGGTTGACGTATTAGGTAATGCGCCGCTCATAGGCGAGGGTCTGAGAAGCCAATTTGATGGCCTTTACTTTTGGGCAGGAGCAACAGATTTTGATTTATGGAAGCAATATGGATATAAGGATGCCCAGATTGATTTACCATTTGTATCGGATCCGGAGGGCCAGGGAAGACCATATGCATATTTAGAGCTTGCAATGCAAAAGTTAAAAGTTAATTCTGCTAGTGTAAACATTATTGGCAATGAGTTTTATCAGCCTGGAGACACCGTATATATACCGTCCAAGGGGCTTCTATATTATGTTACCTCAGTAAATCACACATTTGATTACGGCAGTAGCTTTAACACGACATTAAATTTGGAATATGGCCACCCTGCCGGCAACTATATTCCAAGCCCACTAGATGTAATTGGGCAACAGTTGGTATCTAACGTTATTGAGGACCCGGCTATTGTTTATAGAACTGATAGGACTGACGATAACTACACTCCGTTAAGGCCGGATTGCTCATTGGTTTTCCCAACCGGAGAGGCTGGGCCTGCAGAATTGCTTGCTTATTCGGATAATAATGTAAGATTTACAAATATGATGATAGACGTAACCTCCAGGGTTGCTGGCAGCAGCTACCTGCTCATAAGAGGCTTTGTTAAGGATAGCAATGAAGATATAACCGATACTCTTGAGAAAATGGCAATTGTAAGATATCTTTTTGAAAATCCAAGCCAGCTTGCTCAATCGAACCAGCTAAGCCTTGGGGATGATCTGGTCAATGCTTTTGGATCACTAACAACAACCTTTTCATCGGCTGCCGGGGGCGGGTCTGTTGGAACAACAAAAACGCTAACTCAAATGAGGCTGCCTAATAACCTGCCCGTTGTTCCAATTTCTCCATCAAAGATTATAGAACAAGTATCTTACTTTAAGAAAGAATTTGGTGATGACGGCAAGAAAAACTTTGAGCAAGGCCAGATAAGGTGTTTGAATCGAGATCTTGCATTGGCAATGCAAATTGATGCGGGGCAGTTTGAATCTCTGTCATCAGGCGTAGTAAATGGAATATTCCCAAGGGGCGGCCCGAGTCAGGCAAGTTGGGGCGATCTTCGTGATGAAGTCGCTGGAATTAATAAAAACTCTTCTTTCAAATCAAATGTTATTGAGATTGGTATTATACGGATACCAAGCAGCTTGCTTTCAAAGACTCTTTAGTTATAAGGTAAATATTTATGTCATCTGAGGCCGTACAAGGAAAACTAAGAAACTTTCAGGTATTTGAAGCCACCGTTGTTGACGTGGACAGAAGAACTGGTGACATTTATATCACTACACCGGATATGGCTGAGCTAACAGATCCTGATGTTATTCCCCCGATATATTACGGAGGCATCTCTGGCACTGGCATTTTTCAGCATCCCGAAATAGGTGACACCGTAATTTGCACAAGGGTTTATCCGGGAGGAAAGGGAATAACCCAAGGTATAAGGGTAATTCCAAAAACAACCAGAGTATCAGATAGTGAAAATATAGTTAGAAGCGAAAGCCCCTATCTAAAAGCCGGCACACCAGAATACCCAATAAGAGGGATGGAGCCTGGAGAGGTAAGGTTAAGGGGGCTTGGTGGCAAGCTTGATCTGGTTGGCAGAGGCGAGCGTGGCAGCGGAATATCCATAGGTACGATATCAGGCTTTGGACTGAATGTAAGGAATAACTCTATAACTAATTCGGCAGCGACCCTTGTTAGTAATTCTTTAAAGATAGCAAATGATGCAGCCAGAATAAGCTCAAGAAGCATATACAGATATGTAGATGGAGATCCAGAGCAAATAAATGCTATTTCTTCAAATAGCTATATTAAAATAGAAGATATAGATGGAGGCAAAAGGAGGGGCCTATTTCCTGGCAAGGAGGCACTTCCATCAGCAATACTTGGTGGCTTTAGAAATCCTGGTTTATCAGAATATAGGATGGTTATAAATGAGTTTACTGAAACAGACTACTTTAATGGCTGGGATAATGAAGCTGCAGCGAGAGATGACTCAAATCTGAACGGCTTTAGTTCAGACAAGTCTTTAAAGTCTCTATCTTTTGAAGCGCCTCTACATATGGGTGCTCACCAAATTGTAGAGATAATAATTGGAAATGTAGTTAACTCAAGGGGCGAAATACTGGACCCCAATTATGGCTCAATAGTTATTGGCGGTGCTACAGGCCTTCCGATTACTGATGAATCACCTGCAAAAATATATGAAAAAGCAAGGCTTAGATCAAAGCGTGGCATTGGATATCATTTTCAATTATCTACAAATAGCTTATCGACAGGAGTGGCAAACAATAGGGATAACTTTATAGTATCTATAGATAAAGAGGGGGTATTAAAAGCCAACATCCCAACCTCATCGAATACCGGAAATGTATTCTATCCAGCATATGCAGAGTTTTACAATGAAACATCTGGGAAAATTAACACAGAATACTCTTTTTCTAGAAAAACCGAAAAAATTCCCATAACCCTAAGGAGTTCTGGCGATATTTATCTTCCATCTGCACTTGACATAGAAGACTATGAAAATGATCAAGATTTCCAGGGCGAGGAAGTTCCGGAGAGATACACTGGCATTAGATTTTCAAATGAAAATAAATATTTTAAGGGATTTGCAAATACATCCGGAGAATCTGATAGTATAAGGGTGAATCCAACAAAGCATCACAACATGTATGCGGCGGCAGAGATGCTTATAGCCAATAAGGTTAGAAGAATAAATATCCCACTGACAAGCTCTGAGTGTACTGGACTCATAGCTGGGACTGCTATTGGCAAATCATTTGAGATACTACCAGAGAGCGAAACTGGCAAGTTTGTATATCCAAAGTATATGTCAACAGTAACTGTATTCCCAGGGCAGCCTGCCATCGAAACTGGGGGCAGTACAGTCGTTGCAGGTCGTGGGCTGTCATCTGAGGCGCCAAAGTTTGCTAATAGCTTTAGGCTTATAGAGGGTGACTCAGGAATATCTGCCGTTAATACAGACGAATCAGGTAACAAAAGAAGAAATCCTGGTGGGAAAAGTGCAAATATCAATCTGGAAGGATCGCTTGAGCTTTCAGTCGGAAAAGATAACTTTGATCAAAAATCAATACTGCTAGATACTGCTGGCGGAATGGTGGCATGGTTTGGCAAAGATAAAAATGATAGGTCAATTGTCATGCAAACGGACGGCTCCGTGTTGGTGAATATCGGCGGAAATAACGGCAATGAGTTTAACCAAGGAAGCTTTGATCTTAGAGTCAATGTGGCGAATAAAGGATTTGTTGGCGAGCCAGGTGATGATGACGACTCAGATTATTTAATCTCTATTAGTGAGGCTGGAATCGTTATAGCCGGGATGAGGAGAGCTACCCCCATGGTTATAAGAAATGATGGAAATTTAATGATAGAAAGTGGGTCAAAGGTAATCTTGAGTGGGACGAGCGTAGTTGTCAGAGAGGGCGCAAGGCCCGAGCGAAAGCTAAACAAGGATCCTGTTTCTGCTGACACTCCAGACGCAAATCTAGAGGGTGTGGCGGATCAGGTAGGCTGTATTGTCGATAGTGCAAACGAATAAGCTTAATATATATTATTTATATATTTTTAAGTATAATTATCATTAGTTAAAGTGGACATCCTTTATGAGTAGCATACTAAAAGCTGTTATTGGAGAAATTAATACCAGAGAAGAATATACCTCCGTAAAAGTCAATTGCGATGACGAAGAAAGCGGCAAGTCTATTTTCCCAAATTCTGGTATAAAAGTTTTATTTCCAAAGAAAGATTATGATGGAAAAGATAACGAAAAAACAGAAACCGTGCCATTAATAGGCGGCTCTGTAGTTAAAATTTCTTTAAATGATAGCATTTCCTTAAAGGTCCAAGAAGATAAGTATAAAAAAATTGTTAATAGGATTAATAATAAGCTAACTGGCTTAAACAGCTTAGCAGCTTTTATGGAAAATAAAATATACAAACAAGGGCCAGAAATAAAAAGTTATTCTGATCTTGCAGAGATATATATTAAGATAAATAATTTTTTGGAGAAAACAAATCATTTTCCAAAAAATCTTCAAGCGCTTCAGATTCCAACAATAAATTTGTCCTCCCTTACTTCGTCTGAAATAAAGACCACTTTACAGGTTAATGCGGAAATAGAAAGAGCAGCAGCCAATGGCTCCAGGCTATCAGGTACTTCTCTCGTCGGCTCGTTTAAATTTATTCCGTTTGAAACAATTGATGAGATATACAAGATATTAACAAATAAATTTGATGTTGGCGGAATTGCTGATAATATAACAATATCTGGAGATACTTTTTTTAATGCTGCTGTTTCTGTAAATAATCTTCAGGATTCAGCAGAAAATAAGAATGCGACAAGTGATGGTGATGATGAGGCTATAGCCAAAGCAATATTAAATATATTTCCAATCCTTAGAATAGATGAAGATAAAATATTTGGAGAAGATAACCAAATTACAGCTGGCTATTATACAATTTACAAAGATGCCCTGTATTTAAAGACGCCAGATTTGAGCGGCAGAAACGCTGCTGGATCTTCAGATAATCCATATAACCTAGGAGAGGAAGACCCCGAGGAAGCAATAAATTTTATATTTGAAATGAATATAAGATCAGGGTATGATGCAATTTGCTTTGATTACTTAGCGCCTGCAGATATAAGTGTTGTTGAAAATGAATATGAATTTCCGCCCCAGAAGAATGGCGGAAGCATAGAGGTCGAGGTCGAGGCGCTTGGGCTTTCTGAAAATGCAAGCTACTTTTTGTCCCCAATAAATAATTCGGTAGAAGCGAAAATTATTGGCGTAAAAAATGTGAAGACCGTATCTGATGGAGTAGAGTTTTTTACGGCGCCAAATCTTACTGTGCCTTATTTTTCTAATGAATCTGCTCTAAAACCATTCTTTAATTTATCTACAGAAGAGTTTGTAGGAGTAGCAAAAGTAGCTCAAGACAGATTAAGTTATTCTGAAATATTTGGAGATGGAAACGTAAGCCTTGGAAGTACCTTATTTTACTGGAACACCGGAGTGCCCGGAGAGCCTGCTATATCTGTAGACATAAAAAATGCCGGAATACCACTATTGGGTCTTGATGCAGTCCTTGGAATTTCAAGCTCACAGTATTGCGGATACGCAAATAGAACAGATATTTATCTTGGAAGAAGAGACGAGGAAGAATCATATAAAAGAAATGATAATAAGTATCTTAGCGAGACAGTATATGCTTCAAAAGACTTCTTTATGTCTCTTGTTCCAAATATATCCCGAGAAGATCAAATCCCAAAATTCTGGATTAAAGGTGGCGCTGTATCAAACCCCGAAGGGCCAGAGGGGAGCGAAACTGTAAAAATAACTTTTGGGTCTTCAAAAGATGACTTTCTTAGCTTATCTAATTTTAATAATAATGAAGATGTTGAATTTGCATTATATTCAGTAGATGAGTTAGGCCAAGTAACCAGGGCTTCTGGGCCAAATATTAAGCTACAAAAGCATGAGCCCTCATCTTTATCAGCAACACCTAGTGGCTTTTTTGAAGATGCAGTAATAATAAAGCCCGGCGTGTTAGCCCCAGATCTTACCTTTGAATTGGAAAAAACCGTTGATGTAAAATCTATTAAGCTTTATACTGACGAGGTAGATGAAAATTTAGCTGTAGATTTAACTGGTTATGAAATAACAGAAACTGGGTCCGGATTCGTCTTATCTTTTGGGGGACTAAATGTAGAGGGTGTATTTGGAACAAATTCAGGAACCTACTGGATTCAGATTAATGATTCTGGGGAAAGACTGCCATTCTATATAGCTGGCGTAAATGTTGATAGCGTTGAGCTGCTGCCTGGTGCCCCCGAGAAAAAGGTAAAATTCGAAGACCCAGATGGACTTTCTGCCCGGGGATTTGGAAAGACAATAGATTCTATTCCAATTCTACTTGATGGATCTAATGCCGAGATAACTTTAAGATATAATAAAAAGATATTTAAAAGTGGAGCAGAAATATATGGTTATTTTGCATTTATTAAAGATGGAAATGATGGAGTCAATAAGAAAATTTTATCTGAAGATATTGGATTTTTAAAAGAAGAAGACGATGAGCAGGGCAGAATATATGAGGCTAGTCTAAAAAAAGACGGCGCCGTGGATGTGCCGTGCTATATTCCTACCAACATAGAGTTCGAGTTTGGAAGTACATATTTTTCAAGGCTGTCAAATAAAAAAGCTCTGCTAAAATTCCCCGGCCCTGCAGGAGGGCTAAACATAAGCAGGCTCAACAAAATGGTCGGCGGTGGCATTTGGTCCCCAGCATATATAGTTCTTACAAATGAAAAGCTTTCAAATAAGCCGGCAGGAGTAATTACTCTGAGTGACTCCGATAACTCATATGCCGCCATACGGATAGGAAGCCCGCCATCTGAAACAGAAAATATAAAGCCGGCATTCATAACGCCGCCGCATGTGCTTGGAATGGTGGCGCAGATTCCTGGCGAACAAAGAGCGTTCGCATCATCATCCAAAAAAATAAAGGATTATCTGGATTCTCTAAGGGGTATTGCGGATAGCGATGATATAGCAAGCGATGATGTAGTTGGCCCAATAGTTGCAGAAGATAGTTTAGATAGATTATCTATAATATTTGCGGGACCCAATAATGAAAAAAGAAAAGGCAAAAAATACACAACATATATAGGCTCTACAAAAATAAGCAAAAGCAAAAGAGCCGGGAAAATAGTCTCGCTGTCTGCCGCCGACAACCTTCTTCTTGTAAATCTTAAGGGAATAAAAAAGATAAACAGTGTAGGCTGGACAAACATTGTTATCAAAAAAAGAGATAAAAGATTCAATGTTAGCTATGATTCAACAGTATATAATGTATCAACTGTATCATTTTTATGCCCCGAAGATTCCAAAGATAAAAATTGCGAAGTATTTAAGGAGGCTGAAGGTCAATCGTTTGTTAATACTGCTGACGCTAAGTATATTCTTACAAAGAATGCTTCTGGCGATAGAATGTGTTATGAGTCGGCCAACATATTCCCGGATGTTAATAATACTGGGCTTCATCCAATACCCTACTACCCGAGCCTCAATAAAGACAAAGCGCTAGAAGAGGGCAGTTGTAATGACAATTACTCTCTTGAGGGGGACTCTACTTATGCATTCTTTAGAAATCCAATAAAAATAACTCCAGATGTAAACCTAACTTTAAAACTACTTTTAACTGACACTGATACAAGTGATAAAGATGATAAAAACGGAGAAATTGTATATATAAATACGTTCGGAACCGTTAGCGTGCCAGAGGGGCTCGATGCTTTAACCGAAGCTTATGATAGGGCAAAGGAGAAGACTAGTGATGCGCTCGAAGAAGCCAAGGGTCAGGTAGAGTCATATAAAGAAGAGCTTGAGCCTTCTGACGAAGCAGGGAGGAGCGAAGAGGAGATAAATCAGGATATCGCGGAAACTCAAGAAAGGATAGATAAGTATAGTGAGGCCGATGAAGCAGCCGAAAGCGCCCTCAGCGAGGCAGAGACGGCTCAGGCTGAAGCCGATGCTAAGCAGCAGGCTCTAGACGCGGCGAAGGCTTCTGGCGATGACGCTGCTATTCAAGCCGCCCAGGATGCTGCCGATAAGGCTAACGCCGCTTTAGAAGGAGCCTTAGATGCTGCAAATAGCGCGGTGAATGCATTTAACGATGCTATAAATTTCTTAAATAATAATTTACCGCCCGACTTTCTTTCAAGTTCAATAATGGCTGTCAATGATCTTCTTAATGATGTTGAGGATGCCCTATCTCCATCAGAAAGAGCAAGCGATTTTTATGGCATAAAGATACCTGACACGCTTATAGATGCTAATACTACTATATTTAGTTCTAAGCTTGATCTGTCTAACCCAGAAGAAGTAAGGCTAAATATCAAAACTAAATTTGATCAAGTTGCAGCGATTAAATTTAATTCTCCAGAAATTTTAAGAATAAATTTTAATGATGAAGATTATTTACCAAATAATTTTGGAGATATAAAGCTTAACGATCAGCAAAGTGTACTGCTATTAACTACAGTTGGTACCAGCAAAAGAACAAAATTAGAGATAAATAATATAAGAACTGATTTTATTATAAAAGAAGAAATAGGCATCATAAAGGTGCTTGAGGTTATAATAGAATCAAAAAATCAATATATTCTTTCTGGTGGCGATCCATGTCTTGAGATAGCTCTTACAAATTCAAATGAGGATCATATAGGTCTATCAGATTTTGATAATGCACTTGCTATTGATACAGCTGATGTATATGAAAGATATATATCTGGAGGAGATAGAGTTAAATCTGGAGATATTGCTGCAATAAAAGAAAGATTGGTAGATAATCCATTGAGATTTCTGTCGGTAAAGTTAGATGAAGCAAATGTTCCAAAAGAATTTATAAATAGTTTTTGTGATTTATCTTTTCACTTAACTGCAGAGCTTTCATTACAGTTAAGAAACTTTAAAGTTCTTTTAATTCCCATTAAAGTTATACTGTGCATAATAGATGTAATATGTGCCCTGCTTCATCCCATTAGACTTGCCTTTGCTATAATAAGATTATTCTTGTGCTTATACGATTTAATCTTACTGCTGCCTCAGCTTGCTGTTCCGGCGATGTTTATTGATCTGGTATTGCACTTGCTAGAGCTACTGCTCTGTGTTATAGTTAAGATACTCAGCATTTGTAATGCTATAAATGAAATCATAACAGCACTTGCCGTAGCAATAGAGGAAAAGAATTATCCAGCAATTGTTGCATTAGAAGAAACTCTTAATGAGCATCTAATAAGTCTTGAGGCTGACCTTGAGGTGCTTAGGCCGATAATAACTATTTTGGGCCTCTTTTTAGAGCTTTTAGAACTTGTTTTTGCATTCCCCTGCCAGATTGGAGCAGATGAGGACGACCCGACCTGTATAGACCCATCAATGATTGCCGGCATAATTCTGGGCAAGGTTGCTCCATTCGGAAAGGTAGAGCCCGACGCCCTCCTTCCTCTTGCACAGACTTATTCAACTCTTGACCCAGCAGATTCTAATTTTGGCAACACTCCAAGCTCAGGGGACGATGATGACTCTGAAAGATTTGGCAGCTCAGATATTCTAAAGGAGACTAGGGAAAATGCAGGAAGCATTGTTGTTCTGGACAACACGGGTTATGCGGGCAAGGATCTTACTGGATTAACTGATTCAAAAACTGGGGAACCAATACAAATCGAAGCAGGCGGCTTCTTCTCTGGAGATGATGATGACGATGGTAATCTTGATAATATCGACTATACTAAATTAAGATTTATAGCAGAACGGGCCAGTCACTTTGAGGCTGCATTTGGCATATCTTTCACAAAATCAACTAAGAAATTTAACTTATTTACCGGCCCTGATCCAAGGCTTGTTGAGTTCCAGTTTAATGAAAAAGGGTTGACTAATCCGCTTGCGTTTAACTGGTTCTTAGCAGCATTCTTTAGAAAAAAGAACATAGATCTGCTGCAGACAATGGATGCTCCTCCCGGCTTTGTAATACCAGACGGAAACTCTCTTGTGGTTAATAGCGGACAAGTAGGTTTTACCTCTCCAGTCGATGGCTCTTCAGATTATGTTGATGGAAGCTTCTCTGGATTCTACCTGGAAGAGGCTGGCACGGATGGGTCAGCGACATATTACCAGCCAAAGGAGCTTGTTGCAACGGTTGCTGTTTCGGAGGCCGGAACGGATGAGGATGGCCAGGCAGTCTTTAATGAAGTCGAAGTAACAAAGCCGTTCCCTAACTTCCCGATGCTTGCAATGGTTGATGATGATTTTAACGTTTACTTTGTCGAGCAAGGCGAGGGAGGACAGGGCGGAATTAGGGTCGAGAATATAGATGGAGTTGATTGTATAACTTCTATTAGCGCAAAAATGATAAATTTCCCAAGCGCTCCTAAAAAGAAATTTTCAAGAGAAGATTTAGAGGTTTATCGTAATGCTGAAAGCCTGAAGCCTAAAAGCGATAGAGGCAAAGATATAGAGGACGGCGGAATATCCCTAACTGGTTCTTCGGGGCCAGAGACTGTATCAGAGACGGCAGATGTTAAGCTTGGACAAATATTAGTTTATGAGCAAGCAAATGCAAACTGGTTATCTGGAGAGTTTGCGCCAGATGGTGAAGGTAGCGGCTACTTTAATGGAGACGAAGAATTTAAGTCTAAAAACTTCAATGATGAATTTGGCGTTTACACCGCTCAATATGTAAAAGATGAATTTGATGACGGCAATGATGTCAATGGGGTTTTGATTGATCCTATTTCTGATCCTCCCTTCCCAGATTACGGAATATTTGACTGGGCAAATGGCAGCAAAAAAGAAAGAAATGATTTTGGGGATTCTATAGACTCAATCAAGGTTTTCGACTTCCCAAATCTTTATTTTATAGATATGAGGCATGTAGCCCAGGATATAGAGGCTGCATGCGGCTCTAAGCCTCAGGAACTTCTTTTGGATCAGGATGTTTTCACAGACGACGGACAAAATGATTTAGCCGACATTGTTGATGAGACAAAAGATTGCGTTGAGACTTTTGTAAACTTCTTCCTGTCGTCCAGCGAGAGCAGCACAACCGGGCTACCAGAAGGTGTTGTTCCAAGAATAAGAGCGCAAATTAACCTTGGAATTCTTCCAGAAAGAATCGTTGTTAATGATGTTGTATCACTATACAATAGTACAAGAGAGTGCCTCGATGATAAGGTTGATAGGGTGTGCAAGTACGTGGTAAACCCATTAAACACGTCATTTAAACTTCTAAATGATATAGATGAGACTCCTTTAACCGATTATGTTGATCCAGAGCAGCAGGATTTGGCGAGGCTTATAAATTACGATGTTGTAGATGAATTAGAGTTTGATACAGATCTTCAGGGATTCCCCAAAATTACTGGGGCAATGGAATATGCATCAGGCGTTGGCGATCTTGCAGTGGTAACAGTTGGGGAAAAGGCAATAATTAGGATTATACCAAGAGATTGTTATGATGATATAATTTCTGCATCCTTGGACCTAACGGATAAAATTCAAATACAAATTTTAGAGGATCAAACAGGTGGAGCCGAGCTTGTTGAGCCAGAAGAGGGGTCTGGACTTTATGTAAAAGATGGAGGCGAGTATACTGCCGCAATTACCGCAACAGAGCCGGGGGCAGTAAAGATAAAGGCAACAATATGTTCTGTGTCAGTTCAGGCGGTAACCGAGAGAGCGCTTGTACCGTCTCTTGAAAATACTGTACTCGTTGACTGTGTTGATGATTCTGGAGAAGAAGCTGGTAGCGTTGAAGAAAACTTTGCACCTGGAGCACTTACAAAAGTTGATAGAGTGCTGACCATAGTCTTTACTGCTGCACCTATTTCCTCCAATAAGAAAGATGATTCTAGTCGTCTTGCGATTCCAAGAGCACAGGTATTTGGTACAAATTTGGAGAATTAAAAAATGGCAAATGAAGAGCTTATAGAGCGTTTAGCCTTTACAAATAGTACTGGCACAAATTATCTTAGTCAAGCACTGGAAAATGCTTTAAATATTTTAAAGCCAGAAAATGGAGAGGTGGATTTAATCCAGGGGCCAAAAGGTGATGGAACAGAAGAAAGTATAGAACAATATAAAAAAATATTTTCGGAAATATCAGAGAATTTTTCAGATGAAAATGGATTTTCTAAATCAATTGATGAAATGAGATCATCATATCTTCCATATAGTTTTGTTGCAGAAACCACAGATTTAACTGGAGAAACAAAGTCAGTAATTGAGCTATCAGAACAAGGCTCTGTTATGGAGTCCTATGAAAACACCTTTTTTAGGATGCTGGGATTGCCATCAGCTGAAGAGCTTGGTGATAACGAAGAACTATTTTCTGTTGATATATATGGAGAGTTTTCAAGAGTAAATAAAGATATCTACACCAGTAATTCTTTAGACGCAAGACAAGTGCCTGTAAAATATCGCGAAACATCTGTAGATATTGAAATTTATAACCTTGCAAAAAACCCAGATCCAATTGGAACTCTTGTCGAAAATGGCTATGATGAGCAAAGCGATAAAGAAGACCAAAAGCCAAGCGAAATATTAGCCGAGGCGCTTAGAAGGCTAAAGTTATTGTACGACTTAGGGGGCTTTTACGGAGAAGAACAGGTTAGGCTTAAGAATGAATTTAAGGATTATTTTGATCCATTTACAAACAAACAAGTTGATCCAAGTTCTGAACCAGTATATGAGGGTTTAAAAGAACAATATAATGATTTTCTAGCAAAGTTTACAGAAGAGGTCCCGGAAGGACAGGACGCAGAATTTGCAGGAACCTTTATAACATTTATCTATACAATAACAAGGCTTCTTCAGCCGTCCTTTACCGTTGAGGAGCAGGCTGCAAAAGATTTATTTTCTAATAAAATATTAGGACTTAGCGCAGATAATATTACAAATCTTCATGAAAAAACAAACTTTTGGAGATTCTGTAACTTGTTATTTCCACCTATTCAAGATGAACGGATTGGTTATTGTATAAATGAGCCAAGGAAAATGGTGGCCGAACCATTTTTGCCAGAGACTATGCGCACAGTTAATCAATACAAAATGAAATCTAGCTTGCTTGAAGCTATAATAAGAATAAGGCTTGACGTAGTTACTGGTGACTCAGAGCTTAATCCTTCTGACTTTTCAAGGCCTGGTATTTCACTTGGAGACAATCCGAATGGAATGAGATATAATGATGTAAAAGAAAATTTTGGAGTCCTTGAGGCTTATTTAATAACAAGGCTGTTTAATTCATTTTCGGGAATAGCATCATTTACAAAAGATCAAATAAAAGAATTACTTATACAACAAACAAATACTTCAGTTATTCCAAGGAAAAATACTGAAGAGAGTGATGATAGCCCTATCGATCCAGAAAAGACTACAGATAAAGAGACTGATGAACAAAAAAGATTAAAAGCGATACAGATAATAGACGATTCGATGTTGCTTTTGCTTGGGGGAAATGATTTAAATGAAGCTTTAGATTTTCAGGAAAATGTGGCAAGAAGTTCTGGCGTTATAAACGCTCACTTCATGGGATCAATTACATCTGCTGCATCGTATCCATCTAAATGGGCATCAAAGAAGTTAGAGGAAATTAAAAATAAGGATTTAGATGATCAGCAGGGACCGGGCGGCCTTGGCACTGCAAGGGTTGATAAAACCATGGGAAGAGCTAGGGGGGTTGGCATTATTGATATAATGTCTTACATACTAGCCATGTTTACTGTTGAGGAAGATGTTTTAATAGGCTTGTTAAATGAGAAACAATTTCAATATTTGAAAGATGAATTTCCCAAGAATTATTTTAAGGGATATACCAAGAAGCCCCTGGCTGCATCCATAAATAAGCTGGCCGAAACTGCATATGAATCTTATGAGCTATTTAGGTCAATTCTATCTGAGGACGAGAAGAGGCCAGGATTATTTGTTTATAACGATTAAAAAAATCAAATAGTCTTTCTATTATTTTTATAGTAAAAAAGAGAACTTAGGAGTAATAGATGTCTTTTGATTTAAAAATAAAAAATGGAGACATATCTCTTAATAATGATGGCTCTATGACAACTGTTGTAGGGAATGGGAAGCTGCGCCAAGATATTTTAAAAATATTGCTAACTGACCTTGGAAGCAATAAGTATCATAAAAGATATGGCAGCTATATTGGAAAATTAAACATAGGAGATGTTGCTGATGCTAGAATAATCAGTCTTGATCTTGAAAAGTCTGCTAGAAATGCAATTAAAAACTTAATGGCACTTCAGAGGGCTCAGTCAAGACGACAGGACCTCAGCCCTGGCGAAATAATCATAGATATAAATGACGTAACGGTAGAAAGAGATGAATTAGATCCAAGATTGTATAATATAAGCGTATCAGTAATGACAAGAGAAATAACAGACTTAGCAACGTCTTTGTCCATAAGGATTGCTTAGGAGTAGTAATGGCAACTTTTAGATCTTTCAGCGAAATAGTATCATCAATGATCCAGAGGCTTAGTTTATCTCAACCAAACCTAGATACAAAGCCCGGGACTGTTTCGAGGGATCTTTTTGTAGACCCAGTTGCAGATCAAATATCTAAGTTATATTCTACAATTTCTTTAGTATCTGAAAGACAGTCTCTAGCAACAACTGCTGGGGCGGATCTGGACAGACTAGCTTCTAATTTCGGCGTGTCTAGAAATACTGGATCTTCGGCCAGTGGGATTGTAATTTTTGCCTCTAATAATTTGGCTGCCGATATTTCAATACCAAACGGAACAATTGTTACTGCCAGAAATGGCGCATCTTTTAGAACTGTCGGCAATTTTGTGATGGCTTCTGCTGACAAAAACAGGTTTGCTGCAAACGCCAGCAGGCTAAGGAGGGCGCTAAATGTCGCTGGTTTAAATAGCGCATACGCAATTGAAGTTCCAATACAGGCCGAGAGACCAGGGTCTACAGGCAACGTATCTTCGCTACAAATTGTAACATCTAATTTGCAGGCCACTGTATCTGTTATAAATCTTGTTGCAACAACTGGCGGTACGAATCGCGAAACAGACGCATCATTTAGGGCTAGAATTTTATCTGTATTTAGTGGGGCAAATATAGGCACCTCTCTTGGTTATAGAAATGCCTTACTTGGCGTTGAGGGAGTTGTGGATGCGCTTGTCGTTGAGCCTGGCAACTCACTGATGCTTAGAGATGGGACTGAAACTATTTCCTTAGACGACGGTACAAGCAGGATATTAAGCTCTGGAACCGGCGGAAAGGTTGATATATACATATTGGGCCGCAAAGTTGAGCCCATTTCCGAATCTTATATTTTTTCAGATTTTTCAGGATCTGGAGATATAAGCGATGAAAGAAATGACTTTATTCTAGGCCAAGGCAATCAAGATAGAACTAGAACATCTGAAGAAAGAAGGGTTTTAGCCTTTCAAAATGGAGTCCTTCCCGCTCAGCCGATTGACTCGGTAATATCTGTTGTAGGAAGCCTGTCTGGCCCATTAACTCAGGCGTTCATAGATAATTCCGGTATAAAGCGCGGAAACTTTGAGCTTGAGAAGGACTTTAACCCAGATACTGGAGGAAGCCCATTTGGTTTTGATAAACTTCATTATATATCAAATATTAAAACAGTTATTGCTGAGCCAATAACCAAAGGAGATTCCTTCTCCCTTGATATACCATCTTTTACTGATATAGAAAATTTAAATGGAGTTTACTCTAACAGGTCAGAGATTGCCGAAAATTCCAGCGTAAGCACTGCAGGCTCTAATTTCATAAGGCTAAAGCACACTCCCATTGTAAGGGTTACGAGTGTCCAAAACAAAACAACTGGCGAGACCTATTCCGTTATAGATCAAAATCTAGGAGATGATAATCTAAATCATACTGGTTTAATTGAAATTAGCGGACGCTCTCTACCGAGTGCATCAAATATTCTTAGTGTAAACTATACGTGGAGACAGTACTACGATAAGAATATTGATTTTTCAGGCGGAGATGAGTATCAGTTCAAGGATCCAAGTGCTAGCGATGTTATAGACTGGAGTCAAACAGGTGGGATATTCGTTGAGGAGTCTTTGATTACAAGGTCAGAAGACGATATAAACTATGAAGTAGAAGTTGCTTATGATATAAATAAAGTTATCTCTGTATATTCACAATCAATAGTTGAAACATCTCTTGAGTCAATAACTAGACCTGACGGCACCACTTCTGTCGGAATAAGCTTATCATTAGATGAGGAAATAATATCAAATATTATTTCAGTAAGAAGAAAAAGTGATTACCTAGAGCTTTACAATACGGAAGAGGCAGATGGGGAATTCTTATCTAGAGAGGTATATCTGCCGACCGATTCTAATGGGCAAATCGCAGACGACGTTATTCTTTACTACAATAAAGTAGAGTTATTTGATTTGGAGTCTACAGATGGATCTCATTATGGTAATAAGATAGTTTTACCCTCAGATGGCATACTTGAAGCAGAAAACCTAACTGAGTTCGTAGACTCAGCGCTACTAGCTGAGGATCCAGTTTATGTTACATATGTTTATGATAATACAACAATCCATCCATCAGCGCCACTATCTGATCTGCCGATTCTTGGCGATGAGACAAACTTTTTATCAAGCCTTTCTGGCAACGGATCTACAAGTTCTGCTCAACCTATATTCTTTGATAAAGCTAGCTCATTTTCCTCCAATCCAGTAACAAGGTTCGGACCAACGCACCTATCTGTTTCTGTCTCAGGCATTTCATCACCTGGAAAGATAAAGATATTAGGAACTTCTTTAAATACATATTCGTTAGAAATAGAGGCTGGCGTAAGTATAACTGGAAATATAGTTAATTTAGAGTCAGAAATAAAAACAGCTCTAGATTTAGACGCTCTAAATGACGATATAGGGATAGCCAAAATATTCTCAGTATCAAAACTTGATAGCAATGGTGATGAGAGCGATACCTTTAGCAAGGTCGGACATGGGCTGTCAAATATAGAGTTTACGACTGGAACTGCCACGCTAGACACGGCCCTAAGTAACTATGAATTTACGATTCCCTCTAATGATACCAATAATAGTATTGAGCTTTCCTCCTCCGATAAGATTAGGATCGAACTATGTATTTATAATAGAAGTGAATCAGAAGAGTTATTCTTCAGTGCCCCGGCGGTTAGGACTTCTTCGAATAGATATGGATTAATCTCAAGCATATCTGTTTCATCTGGATTTAGAGATAGTGTAGGCGGTCTATCGGGCAGCTTGATTCTATCAGCTTTAAACCAGCCAAACTTATCTGATCAATACTTTATAGATTATGATTTTATTTCTCCAAAAGAAGGCGAAAGAATAACGATATCGTATAATATAAACAAGCTTATATTAGATTCAACAACTGAAATAGAAAGAGTAAGGCCTATTACTGCGGATGTTCTCGTAAAAGAAGCAGAAAAGATTTTAGTAGATGTCTCTGGAACAATTTTGATAAATGATGATGCCATAGGAAACACGGATAGCATTGTAGAAGGGGTAGCAAATGCTGTAACAAATCTGCTATCGACTACATCACTTGGCGGTACTATAGATTATTCTGATGTAATTTCAGTTGCTGCAGCACAAAGCGGAGTAGATTCAGTTAATATATCAATATTTAATGAAACAGAGTTAGCTGGAAGAAGACCCTTTGTAAGGGCTCTTGATAATCAATATATTTCTCCTGGAGTAATATCTTTTGAGGCAGTGTCAAGAAACAAGTTTAGAATTAACTAGGATAAATAATGCTTAGACCGATATCGTTTTCTGCAATTTCAAGCACAGAATTAAAAGTAACTTTCAATAAAAATCTTAGCGATCTACTTACTAAAGATAATTTTTCAATAGACTCTATAGATGGAAGTTCGGAAGGGCTTGAAATAATTAGCGTTATAGTAGATGCCAATGTCGCTAAGCTAAAAACTCGACCGCAAACCTCTGGCAACTACTATCTGTTAAATTTGCTCGACTCGGACGAGATTAAATTTAAATCAAAAGATGGAATAGGCCTTGTAAATGACGATGTTTCTAGACAGCTTTACTTTGTTGGAATAAGCAACAGAAATCCAGTAAAAGACAGAATATATCAGGTTGTTCCCAGTATTTATTCTTTGCAGAATACAAATATTGCCAAAATTATTGAATCGCAGGCTGATGAGATTTACAAGGCACAGAAAAATATTGGCGAAGTCTTATCTGATAATTATATAAAGCAAACAGTGGTGGATGAGTTAAGGACTAGGGCATCCGGAGCAACCGACAGGCTGGCAAATGAAAATGCTTACTCTGTAGATAGGGTGTCTAGAAACCCAGAGGGAGACCTTCTGAGGTTTAAGTCCCTGCAATACAACCAAAACTCTGAGATTCCTGGTAATGATTTCTTTCCGAATTACCCAGTTTCCCTGCAAGAGGAATATGTTGTTTCTGAGGAAGTATCTATATTTTCTGAAGAAAATTCGTTCAAAAATTTTGTATTAACGCTAGCTAACGATAATATAATCGCAGTAAAAGAAATTATACACATTAGGCCTGATGATCAGCCGGATTGTGATGGAAATATTGGAACAAAATATAGATTAGATATATACAAATATTCTATTTCTGAAAATAAATATGATCCATATTTTGCTTTTAAAAATATAAATCTTGATTCAAATCAGGTTGAGCTTTCTCAGTTTGGAAATATAAAAAAACCAAAATTTAATGATAAATTTTTAGTTTCTTATGTTTATAAAGAAAGATCACTAAATGTTTCTGAAGATACTATTTCTATATTTAATATAGTTGATATTAAAAATGAAAATATACCAACTAATTCAACTAGATTTTTCTTAAAAAATGCCCCAATAGTTGACAGTGATGGTGAAATAGCAGAGCTTAATGAGGTTGTTTTCTCAACGAATGAAAATGCAGTTGAAGAAAGTAGCCCATTTAAAAAGGAGATAGCCTTTAGCTCTTCAAAGTTACCTTCTGAAGTTGGCGAATATACCATAAACTACTCAACTGGCGAGGTAATTGTTGCCGGCGCAACGTTCGTTGGCGAGGGAACCGGAAGAGTTGCATATACTGCTTCCTATTCTTATAAAAATATATTTACAAATAATTTAGATTACTATGTTGAAAATAATGATGTCGTTGCAACGCCAAAAAGAGCGCTTTTAGAAAGCGAAGTAGAAGTAGAATTCGGTTATGAAACCATTCTAGTCAAAGATGTGGACTATAAGGCGGACTGTCACGTAGAGGTAGTAAATGAGCAGGTTAAAAATGACTTAGTGTCGTCATTTGTTGTTAAGGCCAAAAAGTATCCGGTTACTAAGGTCTTTAAAATATTCAATCAGACTACTGGCGAAATTTACCAGCCATTATTTTTTAATAAGACAGATATACAGTTTTCTGGGAAAAGATCTCCGGAAATAAAAGATGATTATGAATTTGCAAATTTTGCAGCAAAAGATAACGAAGAGCTGGTTCCAACAGGCTCATTTGTTGCTCCATCTTTCTCGGTATCAATAGAAGAAATCCCATCTAATTCTAATATAAAGTTTTCTCCAGGTATTCCAAGTGAACTTATAAATGCGGGAACAACGACCTACTATGTAAGAAGCTTTGGTTTAAGCGGAACTGATGGCGTTGAAGATATAGAGATAAAGTTTTTTGGTGAACCTGACTCAAATGGCTTAATAACTAGCTTTGGCATATTGAGCACTGCGCAGCCGCCATCTTTGTTTGAAGACGTAACGATTGGCCCGGCCTGTTACGCTTTTGATTTGGCAAATACCATGATTATGTCAGCCGCAGAAAGCTATATTGGGTCGTTTTTAAATACATCAGCTAACTTTTCAGATAACAATCTTTTTATGGCTGAAAAATTTTATGAGCCACTTTCTTTGGCCCCAGAACTTACGCGCGTTGGCACTGATAGTTTCCTGTCAACAATCAAATATGATGACTATGATGGTTTCGAGCAGAATGTTTCAAGGCTGAGGAGATCTGGAGAATATTGTATAGATTATGAAAATGGAAAAATTTATTTAGCAACAGATAGCTTTAACGTAGATGACTTTGGCCTTGTTTCTTATAGACATAATTCTGCAATTACAAGAAATAAAAACATTATATCTGTAACAGAAGCTTCTAGAAAAATAAATGAATCAAATTCAGTTTATAACTCTGCAAAAATTTATGATAATATAAAAAATGATTTTGAGTCAGTAACTGTATTGGACCTGGAAAGTTCCCTAAATCTTTGGAGTAACACTTTTGCCTTAGATTTAGATAATGAAATACAAGAAACAAATGTAATTCTTGATAATTATACTGTAGTTTTAAACAACAACATTAGATCAATAAAGTCTGTTACAGATTACAAGTATATCTACGGTAAAAATTTAAATTATACTGGGGAATCAGATAGGATATCTGATCTTTCATCTGAAGAAATTCTATCTAGTAGTAATTACAACATATACATACCTGGTGTTACGAAATTTACCAAGAATGTCCTAGATTTGAAAAGATACTATACTACAAAAGTTATTTCTGACGGCAATAACTATGTTATTAGAGTTTCAGATCCAAGCGCAAGCGGTATATATAGGATAATTTTTGACGCTACTGGCGAAGAAATTTTTGATGAAAAACTAAACGTAACAAAAATTGCAAATATGGTCATAGTTAGCAATGGTACTGACGGCCTTGGCTCTTATGCCGAAATAAAATCTGGTCCAAATTTATCATTGATAGATTCAGATAATGACTTTTTATTAGATTCTAATGGATCTAGATTTAAAATCATAAGCGCTGACGACTTTTTATCAAGAATTTATTATGAATCTCCAGCAGTTAATGCTGTTGATAAGCTAGCGCCAGAGCTTGGCTCAGCAGAAGTAATAAATAAGGTTTCGCTTGAATATAATAGCTCGGGAATTATAATTACAATACCTGATGATTCATTTTTATCTAATGGTGATTTAGTAACTGTAGAGTATACCACAAGCAATACTCCGGCTATTGGAACAAAAGTTGCTGTTGATTATAGCTATGGCTCATTATATTTGGCATACAAATATTTATATGATGATATCTATATATCTTATGAATATGGTGATAATGAAATAGACTGGTCGATCAATAACTCTATGGAAGAGGGTGAAGATTATTATGTATCATATAAATATGGCGCCCTCAGAGATGCTTTAAAAGATAACTTTGGCATTCTTACAAAAATACCTTTCTTTCAGAATTTTTCTCTGACCACCGATAGAGAGGTTTACCGAAACGCTTTAAGTGGAACAATTGAATCTTTCACAACAGGTCCGACTAAAGCATCATTTGAAAATCTAATAGAATCATTTACTGATATGACTCCAGAGATAACGGAAACAGCATTCAATACGTGGATTCTTGGGAGAAACTATCTTGATCCAGAAAAGGTAGTAGCCGATGGTGTCTTAAAATTTGCTTCATCAAAGCACAATGATGGAGTGCTGATAGAAGATGACTTGGTTATAACTACTCCATCTTTATCTAATATAAATTTAAGTGAAGGTACTATATCAGCTTGGCTTACACCTGGCTGGAATGGGATTGATAATGACGCAGAGATAGAGGTCGAGCTAGACAATATTGGTGAAAAGATTTACGAGTATCTAGACGGCCAAAGTCCATTCGATTTCAATTCAAACTTTAGATTATTTGCAGAAAAGGATAATTTTAATTTAATTGATAGCTCAAGGGGCGGGATTACAGCAAATAATAAAAGAATATATGTTTTAAATGATGAAGAAAAAACCGAGCTAACATCTTATTTGCTATGCAAAGAAGATAGCATGCTTGATAGAGTGACTGATACAAGCTTGGAGTTAAACTTCAATTTTAATTCATTTTATAAAAATGATTCTTTTGATTTTATTAAGTCATTTGATAATTCACTAGAAAGTTTTGGAAAATATGGAAGCAATGTAAATGCTTCAGCTCTTTCTGAATTTTCAATTGGGGCTATATTATTTGATGATAAAAATAAGCTTTTAACAACAATCCTTTCTCTAAAGCCTCTCCTTGTAAACAACTATGAGTTAGCAACTTTTATTGTTGATGATATTGACATTTCTAAAAATGAGTTTAGCAAATATAATAGATTGCATAAAACTGCCCTATGTTCTTGCGCTATAAAAGATTCTATTGATTCATTATCATTGTTTAGAGATAAGGAATATAACTCTGTTACTGTTTCCTTTGATAATATAATAAGTATGTCTCTTGTCATTGATAACAATATAGTTGCAGATTCTAATGCTGAATCGTTTGTTTTTATCGATGAGTCTAACCGGGTGTTTAAGCTTGTCGCCTTTTTGAATGCAGATGGTGAGCCTGTTTATGATGGTATTCCAGACGAGATAAGCGGCATTGTTGTAGAGAGAATTCCGGTAAATCATCCAGAGATTTCATCAATGGGTTCTGAGGCTATAAATCAAATTAATCCTAGCGGAGTTTGTGTTCTGGCATATGGAACTGCCACCATTCTTACTAAATCGGACAGTGCTTCAAAAGCTATATTTGATTATAAAGAAAAAAGCTTTATTGTAAATCTTTTTGACAACATATCTATGTCTGTAATCAGAAGGCCATGCGATAATATTGTAAATATCAATTTAAATAATGAAAAGATAAATATATTTTATACAGATCTAATTGATTCATCTAATGGGTCTTTTTATTCGGATTTTAATTTAAATATAATAGAAAAAGATTTAAGTACAGATAATTTTGGGTCATTCTCTATAGGTTGTATACAAGATAATATAAATTCCGAAATAAATATAACAAAAATTGTTTATAAATTACAAAATAGATTTAGTTTATCCGATATATACATTGGCAAAAATGCTTTATCTCCAAGAAAAAATCCTTTTAAAATAAATAGGGATAGTTTTTACCCGATAAACTCTTCTCCATACAATATTGCGGGTGATGAAGGCATCTTTATATGGTATGACGAACTTTGCGAATCAGAGCTTTCAAGCGATGCTGGACAGTGGATTTTCCGAAGTAAAATAGCCGAAACAAAAAACGTACCAATAGACGTAGCTGTCAATGGCGAAGAATATGAGTTTATATATGACTTAGTTCCGCTAGATTACAACCTAACCGGAAGGCTTATAACAGATGGTGAATTTTCATCAGTTAATAGATCTCACAGAAAAGAAGATTCAAGCTGTGATAACGGGCTTATATGCTCGTCATCCTTCAGATATTGTGGAAATGGCAAGCTTGATGAAGCTGGTTGGCTAAAGATAAACGAAACAAGCTCTGACCTTATAAACACATTACTTGGCGGATCTGAAAACGACAGGGGAGGGTGGGCAAAAACAACAGACTTTAGTACATCCAATTTGTCTGGCATCTATAGCATGGGACCTTCCATATTCTCAGAGGAATTTAGTGGAGAAAACTCTGTTTACACAAGAATGCCATGTCCAGGCGGCAACTACTCTGTATCAATAGACTTTAGGGTTGATTATTTTTCAGAAACAAATCTCGGAGAGTTTAACGGTGAAATATCTGGAAAAATAGTCGGCATAACCCCTCTTCACATCTTTGATGGCGACTTAAACATCAAGTTAATGCTTGGCGTAACAAACGCTAATCAAAACGTTATTCTGGTCAGAGATATGCAGACACTAGAAATTATAGACATAGCTTATTTTGACTGGCAAAACAGCAATTTCAATAAACTTATATTTAGAAAAATTGATGAGCAAATATCTCTTGAGACAGAAACAGAAATTATATCTAGACTTTCGATCTATGACTTTGAGAACTTCAGTGCTCAAAGCTGCTCATTAATATCTGAGCCTTTTATAGCCATAAATATATTTGATTCTGATGCAATAAATTCAGAAGTATTTCACAGCACCTTTAGCGGAAATATGATATCTGTATCGCTGATAGAGTTTAGCGGAAGGCATGTATCGGGAGAAGGCCTATTAGAAGATAAGGACACCTACATATCAACAGATAAGAAAATAGAATTTTCTTTCTTCTCCGAAGGCGTTATTGACGGGTATGGAGGCGGGCATGTTGACGGCTATATTGATGGTTATATCGAGGAGCCGGCGTTTGATATTGATGAGTTAAGGTTTACATCAGATAAACTTAGGTATTTGTTTGATTCCGGCGAAAGTGATAGCAAAAATAGAATATCTATATTTAAAGATGGAAAAGGATTTTTGAATTTTAGAATTTATGATAATGGCTTTACTACGGCCGGGTCTCCCGGCATGTATAATATAGCTAAAAATATTAAAGATTTTAAAGCCGGAACGCTACATCATATAGCCGCAAGTTGGAGGCTAAATACCTTATATGAAAAAGATGAAATGCACTTATTTGTTGATGGAGTCGAGGTCCCAAATATTTTCAGATTCGGTGGGGCTATAAGCACAAAAATAAATGATAAATTTTCAGATGTAGGCAAAGAAGTTATTCAAGATTTTACAACAGATAAAATAACTTACTATCCAACATTTATTGATGGAACAATACTGGCTGGCTCATCAACTTTTTATTCCTCTTCATTTAGCTTTTCAAATGACTTATATGGTAGAGCCATCATATTCCATTCATCTGATGATGCAGAAATATATGTTGGAGGAAAGTATATAATAGGGCAGGTAATTGGCACTGGAGCAACTATTCTAGATGCGGATACCCTGCTGCCGGTTATATTTAATGCGTCAGCAAGTGATATTAACTTTTCATTAGCTCCAACTGTGGGTATAAAAGAGTCTATAAAAACCGATCTTGCAAATTCAACTTTTTCAGTTTATGTAACTAGATGTGACCAAAGCGAAAAAGAGATTGGCGGCATACATTATAGCATCAGAAGCGGTGATATAATTGTAAATAATCAAGAAACGGTTATAAATCCTGAATACAGAGTTAACACCGAAAGTGGAATTATAGAGTTTGTAGGATTAGACTCTGAGTGTAATTGGGCCCCAACAGTAAGGTTGTCCGATTTAGATGTTCACATAAAAACATTTGGGCTACTCTTCAGAGGCATCAACGAAGTTGTCCACCTGGCAAGTTCGTCTTACCTACCAAGCGCTCTCTACGAGGAGTTTGAAAAGCACGTTGGACAAAGCTACATAAAGACTCTTGGTGGTAAAAGCATATTTATGACTCATGCTATTGAGCCTATATCGCTCTCTTCTGTTGAAATAACGAAAATTATAAAAGAGAAATACATACCAGAGTGTACCGTTGAAGCCTTGTTTGAAAAATATTCAGCAAGTTTCTCAACGGATATTAGTGAAGCAAGGCTTTCTTCAGAATATGAACAAATTTCGAAGACTAACTCTGGCAGATACCTATCAGTTATTGTGGACTCTGATAACTTAGTATACTGTAGCAATTTAGATGGATATTCTAGCGAAAATAATACGGTTATTATTAGGGGAGAAACGGTTGATGGATCAGGATTTGAAGAGTTCACCATATCTGGTAATGGTAGTATTAGCGGAGAAAAACTATTCTTAAGCGTTTCATCCGTAGAGGGCTCCTTAACATTAGCAGACCCTTATTACGAGCCTTTGGTGTTAGAGATCAGGGAGAAGGACCCAGTTACCGTACAAAATAACAATGGCGAGTATGCTGAAGTATTCAGATATACAAATGGCAGCTTTATAATAACTTCATATGGAACGGATGGATCTTTCCCATTTGAACTTCTGCCTGGAGCATATTTGGTGAAATATCCGGCATTCTTAAATATTAAAATCCCCAACGTAGGTCACGATATATATTTTGGGACAGATTTTGGGGGAAATAATCCTATAAACGGCATATTGGATGACTTTAGAATAATAACTGAAATGTCAAGCGACACAAGGCCTTATGAAAAATTTACAAAGGGCACCAGAAGCGTAACGAGAGATTATATATCACCAAATCCATCATGTTATGACGATCAAACCCTACTTCTTGTTAGTTTTGATAACCCAATAGAGCTGCAATCTAGAAGATTAAGGCAAAAAGAATTTTTAAATACAAAATATAATTATAAATTCAAGCTAGATGTAGAAGATAGGGAAAAGCTATTAAAAGTAATTAATAACAGAGAAGAGTTTGAATCTAAAATGATAAGAATGGGGTTTGATCAAGAAGTTGCCAAGCAGACCTTTATAGAGTGTCACCACGCTGAGGGAGGCCCGCTATTTAATGACGCCAGGTATATTAGGAGTGATAAAATGCTGGTAAGCTCTATGAGTGTCAATGACAACTTTGGCCTCTCTGGAGTATTTGCATCGAGGCACCCTGTACTTCTAAATAATGATATGTCTATTTTTAGAAAAGATGGTGGAACAATTGAGTTTTGGATAAGCCCTATTTTAGATACATTAAATGATGCAACAAAGCGCTACTATGTTGACATATCTTCAGTAAATACAAAAAGGCTTAAGTCAACTACACCCATTGAAATTCAGCTACCTAGTTCTGCTGGAAAAATATTGGGAATAAAATTATTGGACAAAACCAAGCGTCTAACAAAATTCTACAATAAGGATGAAGAGGACGAGATTTTATTCGATGAAATCGAAAGAGGTAGCATCAGTGGGGTTCTGGAAGGCGGAACGGGTGTTTCAAAAGACTTTACGAATGGCGCTAGTTTATCTCCGGACGGTAGGACAATACACCTCAAGGAGGCTCTGCCCGGATTTAACGTAGATGTAATTGTATCTTATATTCCACTTGGGCTGAACGGCGAAAGAATATCCATATATAAGAGCGAAGAAAGTGAAGTTATTTTCTCAATAAATAATGGTGAAAGAGAGATTTCTACTGGAATCGATATAGATTGGAAGAGAAATACTTGGCATAGGGTAAAGTGTGTTTGGAAGGCAAATTCTTCAAATGATTTTATGAAAATCTTTATTGATGGAGCAGCCTCTACCTCAATAGCATATGGAGATCCGGGAGTCAAGTATGGCGGAGGCAGCGTATATGGTGAGAGCCCGAATTCAGAAAACAACCTTAAGAAAAAAAGAAAAATAAGCTTAAGTGATGATTTTAGAGTAATATCAATTGGCGGAAGTGTTCTTGAAAATGAAACAGCTTTATGCAGAATGGATAATTTGAGATTCAGCAGTAAGCCAAGAGATAACACCAGATCCCCAAGTGGCGAAAGTATTGATCTTGATTATTCTGAAAATAAAAATACCGTTCTACCGATCTCAGAGGATGATGCAACAACCTTCTTGTTGGATTTGAAATCAGATGATAATCCGGAGTATGCATTGGTCGTTGATCCAAAAAGAGGAATATTTAATTTTGATATAGAAGTATTTGATGAATTTGATAAAATCAATACGGAAGAAATAGAAGATCTGATCGTAGAATTAGTCAATAGGTTAAAGCCATCACACACAAATGCGCTGGTTAAATTTCCGAGAAATTTATGCAAATAATCTCTATTAATAATAAAAGCTTTATCGAGACCAAATCATTAGGAGCAATTGATGTCAAAGGGTAATAGAGAAAATCTGCCTAGAGTTAACTTTTTTGATGGCCAAAGAGTTACTGAGTCAGATCTTGACACAGAGCAAATACATCATAGAAATTTAGCTTCAAATATTATATTAGACTTTCATCAAAATGGTGTAGTTAGAGACAGCATTTTTGAAAGCAAAGTTCTTTTTGATACATCATTGCCTGGCGAATATTCTGCCAATCCAAATAAGTCAGAGTCCAAAATAAGCGCCGGAAAATATGACGGAACTGCTATATATTTTGATCGACAGCCAAGCGATACAATTTATGGCAATAGACTTGAGATAACTGCAAGCAATCTTTCGATAGGCGGGCGTCTAAACGCAAAAGTTTTAATTCTTGGCCTTGTGTACAGCTCACTCAAAACTCAGGGAGAGCTTGTAACTGAAGTTATCGAGTTTGACGCGAATACCACAAAGCTTACAGGAAATTATTACACTAGAGTTATCGCCGTATTTTTCAACAACTTTTCTGGTGGTAAAGGAAAAACCGAATACTCTCTATCAGAAGAAAGCTTTGCAACAAACTTAAATGATGGGAAAATTGTCTTTAGAGAGTCTGAGCCACTAAAGGTATTTCCGAAGACAGCTTCTTTTTCACAGGTTGAGTCTCCAAACTACGGCTTGGCTTCTTTTATTACCTCTTCGACAAGCAGGAGTATCGAAGATGAAATAAAGTTAGCGCTTGGAACAACTTATAGCTTTAACGAGCTTTACTTTGAGCTTGCCCCATCAAAAGAGTTCTTGTTTGAATCAGGTGCAGATCAAACAATTGAATACGGGCAGAAGTTTCTTGCGGAGACTAACAATATTCAAAGAATTGACTTACTTTTATATGTTCAAAAAGATAATGAGGCAGCAGTTGGAAGTGAGTATGATTTTTCCGGTGAAATTGTAGTATCTATCCACAGGCTTTTAGATGATATCTCATGTATAACGGATCCTAATCCCGAAAATTTATTAGATTTTGACCCCAATCCATCTCCAATAATGGAGGTCTCTTATTCTCAGGATGATCTTGAGGAGTTGGGCGTAAAACTAAATGAAAACCCACAGGTTGTTAGCATAGACCTTTCAACTACCCTGATAGCTGATCCAAACATAGAGCCGTCGCTAAAAGAAGATAGCTTTTATGCAGTTCTAGTTTCCAGGAGAGGCAATAATAGCACCGGAACAGTTGGAATACCAGCCGGATATTATAAGCCTGCAAGAAAAAGTGATAATGGACAAGATCTAAACCCTCTTGAAAGGTTTAAGAGACAAGATTTTAGGCTTATCGAGTATGACCCTGTTAATTCGTCATACGTTGATTACCCAGATCTTTCAATGTGGATTATTATACATTCTGATACAGTTGAAATAACAGATGGTCAAGCTTATACCACAGATGGATTCCCTATCTCTGTGCCAAAAACAGTGGATTTTGTTGGTTCAACTAAAATACCATTTTTCCTAGACAATATACCTCTGTCATCTGTTGCGGAGGGAGATAAGAACTATGTTGTTTTGTATAGGGAAGACGAATTTGTTGATCCTGCAACCCATCCTAGAACTGGAAATTTTGTTTATACAAGTATTAAAGATGCGCCATCTATAGGCGTTTTAACTCAGGAAGAGCTTGACTCGCAGCTTGATGAGTATCCACTTATATTGAGCCGCATTACTGACACCAATGTTAGAGACGCTCAGGATATAACTGGGGCCGCCGATAAGCCGGGCCTTGTAGAAAGAGATTATGCTTTATTTGTTAACCCAAGCTCTACTTTGCTTTCTTCAAATTTAATAGGAAGAATTTTTACTCCAGATTTAGACTGCGAATGCAACTCTCGATACAGAATTACAAACGTAGAGTGTGATGTTCTAAAGCTCGGTGATTTAGATGGGGATGGCAAATATACTTCTGATGATATACAACTTCTGCTCAACGTGGTTGGTAATACGCTAGGAACCCAAACTACCGAAAGAAAAATTTTAGGTGGAGAAGTAGATCTCTTAAGCTTTTTGCAATCAGATCTAAATGCAGATGGTACAGTTGATGGCGAAGACATAGAGCTTTTAGAGGACGCAATAGATGGCTATGTTAATTTTGAGGCAGAAGAAACATTTAAGGTTCTAAAGGTTTATCTTGAAAATATGCTTGATGAAGATAACTTTCCAAAGTTATTTGATTCATCAGAAGCAACTTCAACAGCACTCTCTGGAGTAACCAATTCTGCAACAGATATAATCACATTTACTGTTGATAAAGAGCAGACAGGCCTGGCCATAAGACCTGGTGATAAGATTACAATTCCTGCAGTCTCAGCAGATGCCGGAGAATACTTTGTAGTATCAAAGGAATTTAACATAGACCTGCTAGAGGTAACGCTAACTCTGGAGGATCCCAGTGGTGGTACGCCATCATTTAATGGATCGTCTGGATTTGACTTGGTTATAAATAGCGGTTCCGCTGTGAATATGTTTGCGGACAATCTAAATCTCTTAAAGACTCCTTACGCAGAGAAAAACTGGTCTATAAGTTTTTCCGGCGTTCTACATGAAGAGTCTCAGATAGAAGCATGTGACTTAAGAAGATTTGTTGAAACAAATATAATAGAAGAAGCTTCTTCTTCGTGTATTTGTGAAACTGAAGTCTGCATACAGCCTGATGTTTGTAGTCCAAAATTAAAAAATCAAAAGATTCTACCAAATGATCTTTTTATCCCCAGTGGAGAAATATATAGTGAGCCAGGAGTCCCTTATCATGGCGACATTGAATACTCTACAATATCTATAGCGATGCCTCCTGGCACTATCGAGGACTGCCAGATTGATTTATATAATAACTTTATAAAATCTTATGCTGGAACCTGTAATACGGCATCTGGATATCCGGCAATGCTTTTCTCAGACGGGACTTATGTTGGTTGCGAAGACTCTGGTGGAGAGACTGACATAACCAAGGGTAGAGTAAAGATTACTCAGTGCATTGCCAGTCTTCATGTTGATGCATTAGTTGATGGATATGCGGTTGATGGGTATGCTGATGAAGCGTCTACTGGACTGGTTGATGAAATAATTGAAGAGACATTTGTTGACTACAGCTATCCAAATTCACTTGGATTCTCAGAGTGGACAGTCACAGATCCATCCGGTGGAACTTACTTTGTGATCACAAATGATGCCTCAATAAACACCCCTGCAACTTTCCTTCTTGAGACTACAGCGGCACCCGAGAGGACTGCTATAATTGATTATCCCAGCGCCCTTGATCCAATATCTGGTGACTTTGTAATAGATTTTGTTGCCTCAAGATCTACTTGGTCAGCATCAGGCCTAACCACTGGAAAGGTAAGCTTTTTTGGTGAAGTAGAAGTTGTAAATAGTGATGGCACAACGTGCAATTTAAAGCTTGGCTGGAGAGTTTCCGCCGGTGATTCAACTGAAATTTTCTACTCTGGAACTCTTTCCGATACTTCAACCGGAACAATACTTAATGACTTTGAGAGATCTATAGCCGCAAGAGATGATTTAGCAGATGAAATTACATTTAGATTTAGAAGAACCAACGAAGCTATATTCGGAATGTATTATGATGAAACTCTTCTAGATGAAGATAGCATCGATGGCAAATTCAGCAAGATTGGATCACTGCCAAGCTTTTCGCCCGGAGGAGGCGATGCATCTTTAGCATTTAAAATGTCTCAAGAACTTACTCCAAATGCTGGTCAGATATTCTTTGGAAAAATACACAGCGCCACAGTTAGATATAACTTGTCAAGTTTAGACAATACCGGCGGTACGTCTATAGAGATATCCAGAGAGTCAGCAACGAATTTAATAAACAGAGCAACAGTTGGTTTCCCAATATCATTAAATAGAAGAACCAATATAGTATCTGCTACAATGAAATTTACTTTGGCCGATGATTATGCCGGCGGTGATTCATTCAACCTTATACCTCTAGAGGTAATTAACGCCGATAATTTGGGTACAATTATTGATTATCCGCAGACAATCAATGAGTCTATAATCTCATCGTTTACTCCAGGCGCCCTAACGGCGGGCTCAGAGGTGTCGGTAGATGTTACTGGTATGGCAATTTACTTCCTTTCCAGGACTGGGCACCTTCCCGGATTTTCAAAGGCCGTTATTATTGAGCCTGCTTCGGATGCAAATTCGGCGCTTTATATCGATGGAAATATTAGCTTTATTATAACTTATGAAGATATAACGTCTGGAGTAATTTTCAAGGTAGGCGCCAGCATAGACCCCGTTACCGGTATAGTATCATTTAGCACAAGAAATATACTATACGATACACTAAATAAGGCAAATCGTACAGTTCTATCTTTTGGCGTTCACCTTAAGAAGTCTGGGTTTAGAAATGACGATATTTATGTCGGCATCAAGGATCTTGAGAGACTTGGCATTGGCACATGTAAGGACGAGGTTGTTATTACAGATGAGGATCTTTGCTTCTTCATCGCTGGGGATACTGCTACAGGAACGTTTGTCGAAGGTCCTTTCCCCTGTAACTTCCATTTGCCTTAAGCTGAATTAATTCCGACTGAATTAATTCCGAGCGATATCCTGCGCTAATACCAAAAATAAACGCAGGATATAGTATAATCTGGATATGAAGGGTTTAAATATTCGGTGCGAATCTATGCTTGGGACAAGCCATAGTTGGGC